TGGACTACTAACTGGTGTAGTTGACGAATTTAAACGTCGACATAAAGATTGGACTACCTTTACAGACTTGTTGTTGTGTAAAGCAATTATGGTTCCAATGGATAAGATTCTAATTGATACTACAATGCAACGTAGTCTTAATCTGCGACATGTATTGAATATTCTGCAACACTTCCGTAGCACAATGACTATGGCTATTCAAGTATATGAAGATGCTAGTAAGCCTGGTTATTACATTGCATGGGACGGGCAGCACACCGCAATCAGTTTGTATATTATTCTTACAAAGGTGTTTGGCGAACGTACAGCGCAAACAATGATTCCAGTAGTTGTGTACAATGTAAAACACAAACTAGAAATTCGTCGTAACTTTATTTTGTTGAACGGCGATGCTAAAGAAGAACTAGATTTTATTGACAAATACAAGCAGATGGTATACGGTTCTAAAGTTGACGGAGCAGACGACACTGAATGGACTGACACAGCTAAGAAGAACGACTACCTTGCGTCTGCAGGCTTGTTTGCTACGCACAGTAAGTTTGGCGATGAAGATCAGCCCGGTGCGTTTAGTTTGCTGGCTGACACACTTATGAGTAAGAGCTTGAAGACCCGCAAGGATCCAGAAGTTACTCGAATGTTTGCCACGTATTGGACTTACCTAAATCAGGAACGTGCTGTTGAACCGAAAGAAGCTAGACAGTTGTATGAGTACTTCAACTTGTGCTTTGAACAAAACATTACTGTTGATGAAGCATACTTGCTAGAGTTTGCGGCATTTACAAAAGAATACTTTGATGGTGACTTTGGTCCTAATGGTCCGTTCTGGGATAAAGTTAAAATGTCATACGAAGAATGGTACAAGAAGGCTAACCCAGAGTCATACGCTGAGTCAGGCTTGCGTGGCTTTACTTCAGAAATGCGTACAGGTATCCCGTTTTTGATTGCACAAGTTAAGAAGAGTACCAAGCTGTCTGTTCCTACATATTCTGCTAACAACGGTTTTACTGTTGCTAAGAAGGACTTGTGGTAATATGTCTATGCTACGTGATCCAAGCAAGGATAAACTTAAAAGTCAAAGCATCCTCAAGGAACAGTATCGCCTACAATGTAAGTGTAAGTTAGAAGATTGTGATAACGATATTACAATCTTTGATGGTCCAGGCAGTGATGGTTACTGCCGTGAACATCAATTACAACTTGCAGAGTATGGCGGTATGGGTAAAGCAGACCGTCCACATACATTTTATCGTGGATGGGTATGCGAGTGTTGCAAATACGATCCACGTGTTGATCCACAGTTTGATGACATTGAAGATCCGTTCCATAAGTTACGTTGTATGCGAGGAGTAATGCATGGGGACCACCTAGAGCGTAAAAGCGATGGTGGTGCAGATACAGCAGAAAATATCCAAACATTGTGTTGCCGTTGCCATATGATTAAGACTTATAAAGAAAAAGACTACCTCAAAGGCACTGCTTCATAAATACCCAGTAAGAGGTACATATGAAAATATTAATAACCGGCCATGAAGGTTTTATAGGTCGTAACATGCTCGCTTGGTGCCAAGCTGAAGAAGGATGGCACGTTGACGGGTGGGAATGGGATCCAAAAGACTATCCTGATGTTAGCGGATATGATTGGGTAATACATTTGGGTGCCATTGCCGATATGACTTGTACAGATGTTGAAGCCATAATGAAACAAAATTATGAGTTCAGTCAGTGGTTATTTGACGAGTGCAATCATCATGGTGTACACTTGCAATATGCCAGTTCAAGCTCTGTATACGGAGATACTAGGGATTTTAGTGAACATGCTAACTGCTATCCACAAACTCCGTATGCTTGGAGTAAATATCTATTTGATCGTTGGTGGCCACAACAAGATGTAAAAATAATGGTGCATGGATTCCGTTATTTTAATGTGTACGGTAAGTGGATGCATTTACGAGGCAATCGTGCCAATGCTATTGTTAAATGGCGTAATCAAGCACGTAAAGAAGGTAAGATAACTGTATGGGAGACAGCAGAAAATGTTAAGCGTGATTGGACTTGGGTTGGCGATGTATGTCGTCTACATATTGATTTCATTAAAACAGTTAATGGGTCGGGAATCTGGAACTGCGGAGCAGGACTAGCACACAGCTTCTTAGACATTGCTGAAGAAATAGCAGAGCAAGAGGGTGTAGAAATAGAGTTTGAACCAGTTCCAGCTAAAGAACTCACCCGATTTCGTAACAAAACGTGTGCAGATTTAACACATCTAAAACAAACTATAGGTAAACGTAAATGGCTCAATGTGTTTGAGTTCCTAGCACAGTAGGAACAATAAATACATAACTATGAGAGCAAACGAATTTACCACTCCTGTTGAATTAAAACTAGACGAAAAAGCCAGCCGTGCATTATGTACAGGCGGAACCCCTGATAAAGACTTAGGTGCAAGTAATCTAGCAAGTTGTAAGAGTCAAGGACTCCGTGCCCGTGATGGCGAAAAGAGTCATTTAATAACTGCTGGAAAACGAAAGGTTCGTGTAACCGTGGGCGGCAAAAAGATTAAAGGCCGCAAATACGGCGGACCTCTACCTGATTATGGAACACGCAAATGAGATACAAAGAGTTTGCAACTAGTGAATCAATAGATCGTTTTATGGGATCCATACTTGGAACCCCGTCAACTGCCATTTCAGATGTTGTTGATAAAGTATCAGGAACATCTGACGCAACCGACAAATCAGATAAAACTCAACCCAATTCACCAGGATCAACAGATGGAGAAATACTTCCAGTTAACGGACCAGTATCTAGTCCATTTGGAAGACGTTCTAGTGGAATGCATTTGGGTACAGATTTTGCAGTTCCAATTGGTACTCCAGTAAAAGCACCGCAAGATGGTGTTGTTTCAAGGTCCGGATCTGACAACATGAACGGAACATTTGTTGAAATTAATTCTGGAGGAGTAATACATTCATTATTACACTTGTCACAATCTAAAGTATCATCAGGGCAACAAGTAAAGAAAGGTCAGGTTGTTGGCTTATCTGGAAACACTGGCTACTCAACAGGTCCTCATCTACATTGGTCAAAACGTGTTGCTGGCCGTCCAGTAGACCCAATGGCCAATATAGGATAATGTATGCGATTCAACGAATTTAAAATCAAAGAAGACATTGATAAATTTATGGGTGCATTGCTGGGCAAACAACCATTTAGTATAGGAACTAGTGCTAGCGGCAGTTCAGGTGAAAAAGCTGCAGGAAAAACTGATCCTGCTAAACCAAATGCAAATATACAAGACCCAGACTTCAACAAAAAATTACACAAGATTGCTCAAGCATTAGGCATTAGTTACGATACCCTATATAAGATTATTAAATTTGAAACAGCAGGATCGTTTAGTCCAAGTTCAAAAGATCCTAATAATGTTTCAGTAGGCTTAATTGGTTTTACTGAAAGAACTGCAAGAGGCCTCGGAACTAGTAAGGCTGAACTTGCAAAGATGACAGCAGTACAGCAACTTGATTATGTATATCAGTTTTATAAAAATGCAGGAGTGCAACCAGGCGAAGATATTGGAACTATCTATATGCGAACCTTTATGCCGGCATTTGTACATGCATCAGACAGCACAGTATTAGGTAAGAAAGGCGGCGGCGATTTAATTCTTCCTAGCGGAAAATCATCAGGACTCAGTTTGCATAAAGTATGGGAACAGAATCCAGCATTTGCAAAAAGCAAAGGTAAAAATTATTTTACAGTTGGTGATGTAAAATCTTCTATACGCAACCGCTAATCTATAAATAACTTCATGAACTTAACTGGCAATCTTTTAATTGCGCCGCCTGCGGTCAAAGGCAATTTTTGGTACAAGACTGTAATACTGATTACAGAGCATCACAACCAAGGTAGTGTTGGTCTTGTATTAAACAAACGAAGTCAAATGAGTATTCCAGAGTTTGGCGAACAACTAGGATTCCAAATAGATGTTCCTGGATTTGTTTACCTTGGTGGCCCAGTTAATGTAAAAAGTCTTAGCTTCTTACATTCAAACGAATGGGTAAGTAAAAACACACTCAGAATTAATGATAAGTTTAGCGTGAGTAGTGCAGATGATATATTACCTAGACTGGCTATGGGAGATCGTCCATATCAATGGCGACTATTTTTAGGTATGTGTGGATGGGCGCAAGGCCAACTACAAGGTGAAATAAACGGTACTCCTCCTTGGAACCAACAACACAGTTGGTGTTTATCGTCGGCAGATGAAGAATTAGTGTATGGTTCAGATAATAAAGACCAATGGTGCAATGCTTTGGATCGATCTGGACTAGAATTTGCCCAAAACATGCTGGCCTAAACGGGCTTGACATAAGTACTTTATGAGCATATAATTAATGCTCAGTCGGTTGGGTCTGTAAACACAATCAAAAGGAAATAAAAATGTCGGACACTCTAGTCTTGAATGCTGACGGACAACCAGTTAGCTTTCTTCCATTAAGTGTAATTAATTGGCAAGATGCCATCAGATACATGGTCTTAGATAAGGCTGATGTACTAGCATGGCACGACGATTGGATTGTACATTCAGCTACATGGGAAACCCCAGTCCCAAGCGTTATCATGCTTCGCGAGTACATGAAAGCAAAAACTACAGTTCGTTTTAGCCGTAGTAATGTATACTTACGAGACAACGGACATTGCCAATACTGTGGTTCGCATATAGAACGTAAAGTTTCTACACTAGATCATGTACAACCAGTTTCAAAGGGTGGTAAGACCACTTGGGAAAATACTGTGACTGCATGTGCTCCATGCAATGCTAACAAGGCTGACAAGCACTGGAAACCTCGAATCAAACCTTATAAGCCTGACTATTACGAACTTGTAAATAAGCGTAAGAAACAACCGTTTCAAGTTAGACATGAGGGCTGGTTACAGTTTATGAATTTATGAAAAAATTTCTATGGAAGATCCTGGGCTTTTTAAGTTTAGGCATGGCGTATGTTGGGCTAATCACGCCCGGCATACCTTACAGTATCTTTGTTGTATTTGCGGCTTATTGCTTTGCCAAGGGCAGTCCAAAGATGCACGCCTGGTTGTATAATCATAAATTATTTGGCCCATTCTTGACTAACTGGAATACTAAACGTGTTTTTCCAACCAAGATGAAGTTTTTTATGCTAGGAATGATGAGTACTAGTTTACTCATCATGTTCTTCACAGGAGTAAAACCAATTGGAATTCTCAGCACCGCAATTTTTATGGGACTTGTTGCTATTTGGGCTTGGCGTTTTCCTGGCTCTATTGCCGAATACGATAGCCGCATTTCTGAAAATCGCAAGATAGGCTGGTTCAACAATAGTTTCTAGGTAAATAGTAGTACTTAAATTAAAAAGGTACTACTAATGAAACAGTTTCTATTAATACTGCTGGCATTACCAGCATTAGCATTTGCACAAAAAACACCACAGGGCGTAATGTATGACGCACAAATTTTAAGTGTTACGGATGGTGATACTGTTGTAATCGCTGCACCGTTTTTACCAGCACCCCTTAAGCCGCAATTAGCAGTTAGGGTATTTGGTGTTGATACTCCAGAAAAAGGACATCGCGCTCTGTGCCCAAGCGAAGCACAACGTGGTGAGCAGGCTTCGGCATTTACTAAAAATGCTGTTGCTAAATCGTTAAAGCGTCAAGTTGTTCTGTACAGTTGGGACAAGTTTGGCGGTCGTGTGCTAGGCGATATGATCCTAGATGGACAAAGTCTACGTGCAATGTTAATTGCAAATGGATTCGCTAGAGAGTATTATGGCGAAGCTAAACAAAGTTGGTGCCAATAATGGACTATCCAGTATATCCAGAGGACGACGGCTATGACACTCCAAAAAATCCTTACAGCCCTGTGTAATAAATTCATTACAGGGTTAGCCATGTATGGCATCAGCATGAGCCTAGCCTATGCTGGCTACATTGGACAAGACTATGATCCACAATACGATTGGTGCGATCCTAGATTTTGTTGCCCACCAGGAGTAACAAATGAAAATCAATGAAATCATTAACGAAGATTGGAACAAAGTTAATAAAAAAGATAAGACAGACGGTCTTAGTCAGAAAGCTGTCAATGCTTATCGTAGAGAGAATCCAGGTAGTAAGTTAAAGACAGCAGTAACTACTAAGCCTAGTAAACTAAAAGCAGGCAGTAAGGATGCTAAACGCCGTAAGAGTTTTTGTGCTCGTATGAGTGGCAACAAAGGTCCAATGAAAGACGAGAAAGGTCGCCCTACTCCTAAAGCAAAAGCATTAAGCCGTTGGAACTGTGAATGAGAGCACAAGAGTTTACTCCAAGCAAATTAGTCATCTTTGATATAGATGACACGCTGGTCCACACACAAACGAAAGTGCATGTGGTTAAAGACGGACAAATAGTTAAGAGTCTTAACAGCCACGAGTTCACACATTACAAATTACAAGACGGCGAATCTTTTGACTTTGGTGCGTTTCGAAATGCTAAAGAGTTCTTTGATAACGCTAAACCAATCATACCAATGTTGAATCAACTCAAACAAGACATTGCTACTGGCAACAAGGTAGTAATGGTTACTGCTCGTGCAGACTTTGATGATAGAGAATTGTTTTTAGATACATTCCGTAAGTACGGTGTAGACATGAACAAGGTGCATGTCTATCGCGCAGGCAACATGACTGGTAAAATTCAAACAGAAGAAAAGAAAAAGATTATTATTCGTAATCTACTAAACAAAGGTCGTTATAACAAAGCAATCATGTATGATGATGCTGAACCCAATTTGCAGTCCTTTGTAGAACTTAAGAAAGAATATCCTAAGACTAAATTCTATGCGTGGCATGTAAGTTTAGAAGGTGAAGCAAGCGAATACGACAGAACAAACGAAACATTAGAAGAGCGTAAGAAAAAACGTCGAGTTCGTTATGCGGCATATGGCCCAGGACCGTTTGGTGGGTATGGTTATGCCACTGGATATAGCGGCGATGGTGGCGGTGCAGGTGGCGACGGCGGAGGAGTAGGCGAAAATTTTGCGGATGGAAAAAATCCACAAGACAAAGGCGATAGCAAACGTCACGGAGTTCCAACTAAAGCAAGTGTAAGCACACTACGTAAGGTTGCTAAACAAGGTGGCCGCAAAGGACAGTTAGCACATTGGATGGCTAACATGAAAGCAGGAAAGGCCAAGAAAAAATGAGCTTTTTGGTAGCGAACCTACCGCCGGTACATTGTTTTGTACGTAGAGAGTTCTTGTATGATTTTAAACAAGGACACGGCGAGTATGAACCTTGTATATGGGTTAGTATTAAAAGTCTACGTAGTCAAGCATTTCGTATAGAAGCGTATCTTCCTAGATATGGAGCACTGTATGATAAGTTACCACTTCATGCTTATGTAAGCAGAACTGATGACTTAGAACCAGAAAAGTTCTTGCCGCTAGACACACTGCAAATTTGGGACTGTTTTAGTTATGACATTGCAGTAATACAAAAAACATTCTTGCGAAATCTCAGCTGTAAATTTTATGCGAAAGATCGTCAGCTACACACAGGCAACTATATGTTTACTGTAGACAATGCAAGCCCAGATGTTAATATTCTAGATACTAGCTATAGCGAATGGCCAGAAGATCATAAGAGTTTTAACTTTATAGAGTTAAATAACGGACAGTATGCAGCTCAACCAAACAACCGTTGTATATTTTTAGACGCTGCCAGTAACCCTAAAGAAATGTTGCACCCAGACTTTAAAGTGTGTACTAAAAAATACGTAGTAGAAACAAACCCTAAATGGGCGTTAGGTGACAGTGATACTGTAACATACGATTAAAGGAAATTGAAATGAAAAGACTTATAGTAGTATTAGCATTTTTAAGTTTAACAGGCTGTAGTACAATAATGGAATATGTTCCTAGCAGATGGGATGTTAATCAAGCCAAAGTAATCACAGACATACAACAACAGAGTAGAAACTTTGATTGTAAGGCAGACTTGGCACCACAAATTAAACGTTTATCACAAGATGTAGAGTGGTTCGATATCTATTCTAAAACTAAACCTACACGAGATATTGCCAAACTAAACGGCACACTTACTAACACAGTTAAAGAGTTACAAGACCGTGCGGCAAAAGGTCCAGTAAGTCCGTTATACTGTGACTTGAAATTAAAGATCATACAACAACAATCTGACATACTTGCTAAGTCAGTACAAGGGAGATTCTAATGAGCGCATTATCTGAATTAATGAACAGTGGTAATACTTGGGCCGCAGAACGTGCCCAGTATGCATTGCAAGTACACGAAGCTGTGGGCGCAGGACAACTAAGTCCTAGCGAAGCCAAAGAGATATTACAAGATTTGATTAGTACAGAGAAACTAGAAGAAGCAGCCGCTGATCAACAGGCACGTGCCGCATTAGTGTTTGGTGTTACACAACTTCTTAGTTTGTATTAAACACTTTAACCAGAGCTTCAACTAGGTCTTCAATCATACCATCATCGTGAAACGGAGTGGGCGCAAATCGTAGCCGCTCCGTTCCCACATCAACTGTAGGATAGTTGATTGGTTGTACATAGATGTTATACTCGTTGAGTAATGCATCACTCATGGCCTTGCAACGTTTAGCATCACCTACAAGCACAGGGACAATATGTTCTGTAGCACAGTCCATAACAGTAATACCAGCAACACCTAAACGATGCTTTAGTTTACGAGCACGTTCTTGATGTTTCTCACGTATCTCAGGATGCGCTTTAAGATACTTAATTGCAGCCAATGCACCAGCACAAGTAACTGGACTCATACTTGTAGTGAATATAAATCCAGCTGCAACACTACGGATAGCATCGCCTACAATCTTATCACAAGCAATATATCCGCCTTGAACTCCGTAGGCCTTTCCCAAGGTACCATTGACTATATCAATTTTATTTTCAAGTCCAAGTTGTTCTACTTTACCAGCACCAGTTGGCCCATATAAGCCTACGGCATGCACTTCATCAATGTAGGTAATAGCTCGATATTTTTCAGCAAGTTTACATATTTCTTTGATATGTCCGCAATCGCCATCCATTGAATAAACACTTTCAAAAATTACACAAGGAACATTGCCCATAGCAAAACTAATCTTAAGTTTCTGTTCTAGATCTTCTAAGTCATTGTGCTTAAAGATAACTTTCTTAGCCTTACTATGTTGGATGCCCACAATGATACTGTTATGATTGTTTTCATCGCTGATAAATTCAATGTTAGGAATAATTTTAGCTAGGGCAATTATGGTCCACTCGTTGGCTACATAAGCACTTGAAAATAGTATGGCTTTTTCTTTCTTGTGTAATGTGGCAAGTTCGTGTTCTAATGCCACGTGATAGTGACTAGTACCGCCAATGTTACGAGTACCGCCAGAACCTGAACCTGTGTGATCTAATGCTGTGTGCATAGCATCTAACACAACTTTATGCTGTCCCATACCCAAGTAATCGTTTGAGCACCAGTTTACAATGTTTTTAATATTGTAAGGGCCATACCAGATAGCTTGGGGAAATTTGCCGTTTTCACGCACAATGTCGTTAAACACACGATATTTGCCGTTTTCTTTAAGTTCTGTTATTAGTTTTTGAAAGGGTTCTTTGTTTATCATAGTAGACTATTTAACACTAAATATAGGATACAGGATAAAAATATGAGAATCCAAGATATTATTCGTAACATGATAGACATGATTGATGGTGTAGAGCAAGAACCTGAACAAACAACCACAGTTATTGTTGCCCACCCAACAGCTACTATAGATGAACCAGAAGATGCTAGCCCATTATCACATGCAGGCGATGATATGCGTAGATTACGACAGATTGTAGATCTAGCAGACAATGACGGATGTGAGCCTTACGGCAACACTCCTAAGGAAAAGTACGCAGATATTGATGCTGTTACTGTAGATGCAGGCGGTGGTATGCAAGCACCTAAACACCCAGCAGATATTCGTGGAGAGCATCCAAGTATGTATCCAGCACATCAACACGGCTTTGGAGAGTAATATGTCAGCAAACGGAATATCAACACTATCAACTAGAGAATTACGTCAGAAAGCTAAATTAGATTTAGCACAAACAAAAAGACAAGCTGGTGGCGACACTACTAAGCCGTATTATCGTGTGAATAATACATACAACATAGGTGCTCTGCCTACAAAATATAGTGGTAATACTGTAGTTGACAATCCTAACGTTGGAGGATTAATCCAGGGACGTCCCTGGATTAACGTTGCAGGGATTACTTTTGATCCGGACATTTATTTCTACAACAGAGTCGGTACTACTAATGAAAACGGTTATTTTGGCCTCGATTTCACACCAACAAATGATGATCTAGAGTTCTTCGACAACCCTGTGGTTGCACCTGTGACTGAAACACAAGGCACCTTGGTATCATTGAATATCACTGCACAGCCTCAATACAATTCTATTATGTTGCTAGGATATTTCCTTGCCCCAACAACAGAAACATATACCTTTTTCACCAATACAGACGATGCCAGTTACATGTGGATAGGTCCCAATGCTATTGAAGGATATACTCATACCAACGCTGTGGTGCAAAACGGAGGCCTACATGGTACCACTGAACAAAGTGGCACTATCAGCCTGACACAAAATATCTATTATCCAATTAGGATCATGTTCGGTAATAACACTGGACCTGGCACAATGATTGTGAGTTATTCTACACCTACTATTACCAAAACATCCACATGGACAGGTAGAATATTTCATAACTCAACAACCAACGGATTCTAACAATGGGTGTTCAACAACCTAATTCAACCAACTACCAACATCCGCATGAGTCTAATTTATTAGACTTACACAATGCGATGGATTACACCGCATCGGGTGAGCCACTATTACGAGTAAACAATGTAGGTGGTGTTAGTTATAATAACGCCGGCAACATCTCAGCCAGTATAGATGCGTTTGGTCGTATGCGTGTTAGCAATCCGTTTACTTTATTTGACGGTAACCTACGCTACAGAGACGATGCTCTTAGATGGGATCAAGTAGATACTGGTGAAGGTCTTAGTGTGTTCCAACCTAATGAAAGCACTATGTTGATGACAGTATCGGGCACGGGTGACAGTTCTGTGAGACAAACCAAGCAGGTGTTTAGTTATCAACCTGGTAAGAGTTTGTTAACCATGATTACATTTGTGATGAACACTCCTACTGCGGGTTTGCGTCAACGTGCGGGATACTTTGGCGCACAGAATGGTGTGTACTTTGAAGTAGACGGCGTTGATATTAATCTTGTGATTAGAAAATACACAGGCGGAACAGTAGACGACACTAGTGAAAAAATTCCTCGTAGTCAATGGAACGGCGATAAAATGAATGGTCTAGGTGGTCAGAGTAACATCAGTGGTGTAACACTAGATGTGACAAAAGCACAGATCTTTTGGTGCGATGTTGAATGGTTAGGTGTAGGATCAGTGCGTTGCGGGTTTGTTATCAACGGACAGTTTATTGTTTGTCATATATTCCATCATGCCAATATATTAGATAAAGTTTATATGACCACCGCGTCATTGCCAGTTAGATATGAACTAACCAGCACAGGTGCCGCGGGTACTATGCGAGCCATATGCTCCACAGTGATATCAGAAGGTGGCTACAGTAATCGAAGTCAAAGCAGAGCAATAGGAACTAGTTTAGCTGGCCGAGAATTAAGCAACACAGTATATCGTCCGTTAGTTTGTATTAGACTAAAGTCTGCCAACATAGACAGTATTGTGGTGCCAACTAAGTTTGACCTCTACGGCTTACAACTGGCAGCGTTTGGTTACAGAGTAATCTTAAACCCTACACTAACTGATGCTAACTGGACTACAGCAGGCGACAACAGTTCAGTAGAGTATGATCTATCTGCTACAGCCTTAACTGGCGGCACAGTAATTGATCAAGGTATATTTGTAGGATCTAACAAAGGCGGTACAGCCAGTGTCAGTAGCAGTGATGTAGATTTCAGCAATCAACTGGGCCGTACTATAGCAGGCGTATCAGACATATGGTGTTTGGCCGCTATTGCCACAACTAACAACGATGATGCCGTAGCTTCGGTATCTTGGCAGGAACATGGATAAGTAATATTATGAAGATCAATCAACTACTAGAAACTCCAATTGACATGACAGGTGATCCTAATGATCCTGTTGTGTACGGACATGAAAAAGCTAATCCAATGAGTCTTAAAGGACGCATTGTTCAAGCACGTAATCAGCTTAAAGAACTAGCACAGTTAGCAGAAAGCGATGATTTAGTAGCTTGGGAAAAGATTACACGTCTAGCCAAAGGCGGCATGTTCATGGGTTTGGAACAGAACTTAGAACAGATTCGTCATGGTATTGAACAACTAGCGGCCAAGCGTAAGCAAGGTGGTGTTGCTAGTCGTGGCATTGATAAGAACATTGGCGAAGCTAAACAAAAAGGTGTTGATGGCAAAGCCTGCTGGGATGGTTACAAACGCATGGGCACTAAGAAGAAAGGTGGCAAGACAGTGGACAACTGTGTGCCAACAGGAAAGAAATGAAAATCCGTGAAGTATTAACTGAAGGAATGGATCGTACGACAACGTACAAGGTCCTACTTGCCTTTGTTAAATTTGCTGCAGAACACTTAGAACTTAAATCATTACCCAAGTTTGATTTTAAGTTTGATAGTGCTGTCAGCGTTGAACGTAAGAGCTTTGGTGGGTACGGTGGTGAACACATCGACGTTACAGTTAAGAATCGCCACATTATGGATGTGTGCCGCACATTGGCACATGAACTTGTCCACTACAAACAAGATCTAAACAAAGAACTAGACGGTGAAGATCCGGGCGCAACTGGTAGTCCACAAGAAAATGAAGCCAATGCACAAGCGGCTATTATCATGCGTAACTGGGGCAAGAAATATCCCAACTTGTTTGACAACGAATCAATAGCATAAAAAAAAGGACTCCTAAGAGTCCTTTAGTGTTTTTATAGTATCAACCTACTAAAAGCTATGCTTACTTCTTTGTGCCTGTATTAACAAACCCATAGAACTTTTCAGCCGCTTCCATGATCTTATCTAGACCTGGAAACTCTGGCATATCTACTTTAGTAACAACTTGACCAGTCTTTTCGTCCTTGGCCACTGACATTTCCCAGCCACGGAACTTACTGTGGTATTCTTCCATAACAGCGTCTTTGGCCATGGCCAACACATCTGTACGGATCTCGTAGCCGTTCTTACTAAATTTAACTTCTGGAAGTTTTGGAGTTTCAAATGACATGATTAAGCTCCTTTCTTAGCGTATACTGTATCGTTAACGTTTTTAAACACTGCTTGAGCAAGTGTCAAGCTAGTTTGATAAGAACCTTTAGCAAATTTAGCTTGGGCTTCTGTTAGTTTAACTAGTTCTGCTTGAACTTTTTTGTCCGATACGTAAGTTTCTACGAAAGACTTTTGAGCACCTTGAACGGTGTCGATGATTGTTTCAATATTAAACATATTATTCTCCTGTGTGTTATGTTTGTGTGTTACAACAACTTCTGCTGTTGTACTATTATATATGCTTTTCAGTAAAAAAGCAACTATTTTCTGAACTTTTTTATTCGTTCTTTAATAATATTAACTACCGGTTCTGCTAGTACAACTTCGTAGTGGTTATAGTCCACTTCTATCAGTTCCATATCCTCGTGATGTTTTTGACTAGCAACTGTAACTACACCATCATTGTGCGCTAACATAAAAGGGCTTTGTCCTTTTATAGTAACAACATTAGTCCAAGGGTGTTGAATTTTAATCTGGCTGGCCTGTTTGAACGCCCAACTAGTCGGCCCAATATCACGCATCAATCGACTAAAGGGTAAAAAGTATTTGGCATAGTCTGCTACTTCGGCACCACCATATGGAGTACTTAATGTAACAGCACCTTTAACTTGATTGGGCAAAGCGTTGGCAATGTGTAAACTATAAATACCGCCCAAGCTGTGTGCTACAAATGCCATGTCTTTGACACCTTTTAGTTGTTCTACAATATCTGCTAGATTGTTTTCAAATCCATTGCGGCTGTCGTAATTAATGTCTATGCCATTACCTAACTTACTTCTGATATAATTAAAACTTTCACTAGTAGCACTAGCTCCGTGAATGTAAACTAAAGTCATCGCTTACTCCCAAGCTGCGGGTGCTGGTATATCGCAAGGACCTTCTGCAGGTTCTGTGCCGTAATCTGCCGGTGTAATGATTTCCAAATATTCCATGTCTGGGCTGTAGTCGTACAAATAGTGTACAATCCCTGGACGTTGTTGTACACAATCGCCTGCTTCAACTAAGTGGATCTTATCTTCATACATGAACTTAGCCCAACCCTTTAACATATAAACGATTTGAAACTCAGCTACGTGAATGTGCCAACCTGTACCGCCCGAATTCTCTGGGGGTAAATTAGCTTTAGTGATATGAGCAAGCACACGCCCGTGTGTTGCATCTGCTACGCCAAGATCTTTGTAAAGAAAAAAGTCACGTAAACCGCCACCTTTAAACTCTAGTTCTGATCCTTTGACGTGTGAAAATTTTGTAGTCATCTATAAGACCTCTCTCTGTGTGTATTTAGTGCGCCTTGCGGCGCAATATATTACTTAATCATTATTGCTTTAGCTTCTTCTATTCGCCCTTGACGTGCTAGCCAAGAAGCATATCTTGCTTCGCCTACTGCTAATAAAAAATTGCCAACTGAATTTAAAAAGTTTTTCATACTGTATTTTCCTTGTGAGAATTGTAGTTGAATTGCTGAATATAGCCTTCCAACTGTGCGGCATCGGTAATGCCTTTTGAGCTTAGATATTGATCCAAGCGTGTTTGATAAGAACAAGATGGGAACATTTCTGCTAGTCGCTCTAACATACCTAGCATACGTTTTGATATAGTTTTCATACTTTCCTCTGTAAGTGTGTGTAGTAACTCATGGTTTCTACTGAGTATTTAGTCATGTAATGTTACAGTAAGATTAAACCAACCCACTTGATTTGTCCAAACAGTTATGTTACAATCAAATAAATACACGTAGGAAGAAAAGGAATATGCGAAAAAGCACCAGATCAATTCTGCAAGAACTATCAGACTTAGGCATAAGTCGCGATACCGATTTAGTTGTAGAGAGCCGCGGCTCAAATCTTATTCAAAGTGCTATTAATTTATTAACTTTGATCAAAGAGAACTATGACATCGAAACAGCCGCAGAGCTAGAGCGCCGCTTTATTAACAGTATTAAATCCGGTGACGGCACCAAGTTTAAACGTGGCATTAAACGCATACAGGAATCAAAAAACAATGGCTGAAAAAGGCAGTAAGATCTTTGGTGACACCGTTCCATTTCAGAAGAAACATTCTGATGAACTAAAAGCTAAAATGGACAAGTATTTGGATAAGCTAGGGTTACAATCAGTTATGGTTGGTTCTAACAGCGACCCGGATAAAGATCCAGAAGAATTAGCCAGCGACTTAGACACTATGGTAGACTTAGACAGCATTATCCAAGCACTTGAGGTCCAACCCAATCCAGCAGATAAAAAAGACACAGTTGAAAAAGCCGCACGTAGAGCATTGTCAGATGCAATCCAACAGTTAGGATTACAAACAAGCCAAGCTGGTGTTAATGTATTTGTACGTATGCCCTATGGCCCTAATGCACATCAAATAGACTTAGAGTGTATTCGTAAAGTAGGTAAAGTAAGTCGTTATCATCAACACAGAATTCCACGCGGTAGCCCATACAAGGGTGTTAGCAAACAACTAATGCTGGCCAGCCTAGCCAAACAAAAAGGCTACGTTTACTCAGCATGGGAAGGACTATATGCCCGTACACCTGAAAACAAGAAAGGTGAACTGGTTGCAGACGATTGGGACGAGATGGCAAAGGTACTGTTAGGTCCTAATGCTAACGGCAATAATCTAGGTAGCGTAGAAGCTATTATGAAGAGCCTGCCAGCTGAAGATGCACAGGCTTTACTGGCTCATGTACAGCAAGATAAAAACTGGGTTGAAAAGAACCGTGCGCCTGTGCAAGAAGATGCACTTGTTTGGTTCAAAAATATCTCCCAAAAAATAGCTGTATAAACCCATTTTTTTGTACCAATACTAAATACATATACAAAGCTCACAGAGTCGTGAGTTTGATAAGCATATTCAGAGGAGATTATTATGCCATCATTAGTCGGATCAACAGTAGCAACAAACTACTTAAAAAATGTTCGTGCAAACGGTTTAGGCCCACGCACAGTTATCTTAAAATTAGCTGGTACTAATTTAACAGACGCTAACTTGAATGCAGTTATCAACTATGTAACTTCAGCTCAAGGTTCTAACGGTGCAGGCGACAGCGCATTCGTTGTAGCTGGTACAGGTACAGCTGACGGTTCAGCTTTTGTAAGCGGAACAACTGACACAGTTTACCTAGCATTGCAAGGTACAGGCGATGTTACAGTTGGTACAGCAGATCAAGGTATTGGCGGCCTAACAGTTACTATCGAAGCTATTTTCGTAGACAACTACCAAGCTGTTTAATAGTTAAATTTCTCAGGGATGGGAAGACTAAGCCTACTTTCATAGTAGGCTTTTTTACCTCTGTTAAATATAGGCATGGAATATATGCTATACACAACAGTTGATATAACAAATACAGGACAGTATAGAACCGAGCCTGGCAAAGAAGCTGACCGTTGGAAGGAACAAAACTTTCAAACAGTACTACAAACACTAGGTATGAGAGCAAACATCAGTTTTAACAAAAAACCTAAAGTCATAGAAATAAGCGGAAATGTATTTGGCTTTAATACAAATAATATTATTCGTGTTTGGCAATTTGAATTCCATACAGAGCGTGAAAACTTCTTCCAAAGCAATGACAATCCAATTGGTTATCTAATCGAAGACTTTGACGGCGTTCCATACATCAGCGGTCTTGACGAAAGCATGGAACAAAATTACGATGTGTTCGTTACAGATGGCCCATCACGCAACATAATTTTTTCGCAACGTGACTAAATACTCGTAGAAGGCTCATATAAAACAACTATTTAGGCAATTAATCATACACTGGGTAACGTGCCCAGACACATTAATTAATATTGGACGAGTCTTCAATGGCCACGAAAGAAGCTGTAGCACAACTAGCAGTCTTACCCGAGCGTGTAAGCGTATTAGAAACACAAGTTGAAAACATCAACGAAAAATTAGTTGACCTCAAAGCTGATGTCAAAGACATGCACGACTGTTTAGATAACACTCGTGACCTACTAGCAGACAAACTAGAAAAAATGCAAGAAGAATATCGCCTTAACAGTGGCAAGTATTTTGAACATGCAGACAAGTTACACGCAGAAGATGTTGAGACTCACAATAAATTAGCAAGCCGCATTGGTGAGCTAGAAAAAATCAAAAGCAAATGGACTATGTATGCCATGGCCGCAATGGCGTTCATCGCAGGTACAGGTTGGCTCAGTGGACATTCAGTAAATCTTCCCCACATTTTAAAGTTCATAGGCTTATAATTCTGTTAAATACAGAATGAACTTCCAAGAACTTTCAGTCGATCCAATTAGTCATCACAAGCAACTGAATCCCAAACTTTGGGAGGACAGTAAACTCATTCCAGAAATACGTCACAAGCTCATGGTCATTGCCAAGCATTTTGCCGAGTATTTGAACGTAGAACGATTAAACTTAAAAGACATTACAATCAGCGGCAGTAATGCCAGCTATGGTTACAGCGACAACAGCGACTTGGATTTACACTTAGTTGCAGTCGTTAAAGATGCAGAACAAGCAGAATTGTTTGATGCAAAGAAAAATGTCTACAACAGCAAATATAATATTACTATCAAAGACATAGATGTAGAACTGTACGTACAGGACTACAAACAAACACATCATTCGTCTGGCATTTATAGTGTGCTTAACGACAAATGGTTAAGTGAACCAAAAGGTGATGCTCCTAAAGCAACACACAAAGAAGTTAAAGCCAAAGCTAGGAACTATGCTAGCCACATTAATCAAGCACTAAAGTCTAATGAGCTAGACAAAGCCAAGCAAACTATGGCAAGCATACGTAAATTGCGCCAAGCAGGTTTAGAGCAAGGCGGAGAATACAGTGTAGAAAACTTAGCATTTAAACTGCTCAGGGCTCGCGGACAGATAGACAAATTGCGTAAATACATAGACAAATTAGAAAGTGCTAAACTCAGCATTGGAGAACAAAATGAAAGTTAATCAAGTCGTAAGCGAGCATAAAAAAGGTGTTAAGGCTCACATCTACAATAAGAAAGCTACTACCAAAGCTCAAGGCCCAGTTCCGTTATACGGCCCAGGTAAACAAGATGCTAAGTTAAAGCCTGTAAAGGTTAATGAAGAAATGCCAGGGGCAATGGTTGGTAAAGTACAACAAGTTAAACCAGACGGTACAGTTGACATTCAAAAACCTAGCGGCGATACAACTACTGTACAAGCCACAGCACTACAGCCAGGCGACAACAATAAATTAACTATGCAAGTGCCAAAGATTCAACCTGGACAACAAGTAGATGCTTCTAAAACTATCGAAGAACAACCAGCAGATGAAGCAGGCTTAGTCAAACAGTACTCATCACAACTACAATCGATGCTATCACAAGTAAAACAGCCTTGGGAAAAAGCACAAATTGAAGCACGTATTAAAGCAGTCACACAAGACGGATGGGTTCCAAAAGATCCTAACGGAAAAGCTATTGCTGTATTACCCCCAGCTCAGTGGGAAGCTAAAATGGATCCACAAACTGTTTTAAAGATTTGTGGAGTCAATGGCCCCGGACTAAGTCCAGAATTCAAACAAAAGATGGGCGGCGCAGTCAGTCAGGGTATTATGAAATACACAGGATTTGAAGAATCTGCTGACAACAAGTTACTTGATAAAATGTTAACCATTGCAGGACTAAAATGAAAATTAGCGATTTGCTAACTGGATTTGAAGAAGCACATTCGCCACAGAGCAAACGTGCTCTTATTGATGACTTTGAAATATGGACAACACTAGAAGAATCTGATATACTTAAGAAATTATCAAAACCTATCAAACTGGCAACTCTGAGCGAGCACGAGCAGTTCAGGATTCAGGCCATGATCCGCAAAAGTTTGGTAACTAAGATAGGAATGGAAGATCCTTTAGTAGTAGCCAATGAAAAAATCAAAACGTAAAATACCAACAATCCGTATTAAAGAACTAGCCAAGGAGTTAAGCTCTGAACTAGAACAGAAATTGCCTTTAACTGTATTGCCTGATGGCGGCATTGTTTATAAACAATACCTAGTCAAACAGATAAAAAACGGCAATTGGGCCATGTACAATTATAAAGATCGAAATCTTATAGAACAGTTCTTTCTAAAAACTTGCGCCCTAATGGCAGCTAAGGCTTATAACAATGTACAGCTTGATAAGTTTCACGAAATTAAGCGGTTAGACACTTGCTACTGGGCCAAACATTGCGACACACAAGTTTTCAAACACAATATTAAACTTGCAAAAGATTTTACAAGGTACTTAATTTTGTTAAATAAGTTAGAAGAAAGCGAATTAAAAGAAACCCACTACAAGGAAGAAATATCCAAGATGTTTAAGTGGAGTTTTGTATAAATACACGTATAAGAATTCTAGGACAGAATCATGCAAATTAGAGAATTTCATAAACCCGTAACAGCTAAAGTACTCAACGAGAACTTGGCAAAGAAGTTTGGTTACAAAATCAACTTCGAACAGTTTAACGATGTGCAACTTGAAGATGCACGTAACAAACTGCGTACAAAGTTGAGCCAGATGGAGCTTTCAGAAGCTTTTGATTCTGTGCTTGAAAGCCCACAATATCAAAAAACTCGTTTGATGCTTGACTGTATCAACCAAGAGATATTAGAGCGTGACGATTCTGACAAAGCAGATAAAGATTACGACGGAGATGGCGAAGTCGAATCTGGAAAGGACGAATACATGGGTTCACGAGATAAAGCTATTAAAAAAGCTAAAGCAGAAAAAACCGACGAAGGTTACATTGTTAACACAGTTCGTAGCCGCGCATTATCACATTCAGTTCCATTAAGCTGGATTAACAAAACGATTGCTCAAATTAATTTAGGCGAAGGTGTAGATCGTGAAGAACTAAAGGCTGAACTATCATTACGTTATGATTTAAATGAAGCACAAGCTAGCTGGATTTTACTAGAAGGCGAAGAAGACAAAGCTGAAACTATCATGGCAACTAAAGATATGGTTGACCGTATTACAGGCTGGCTAGAAGATGTAGCCGCAATGAAGGCCGAACAGTTATTAGAATTGTTAGACTCTATAAGAGAGACTCAAGGCAGCGATGTTGCTCAACAATATCAAGAAGCAGTTAAACCTTCACTAGAAGCAATTTATACAGCTTTAGAATCAAGTCGTCAAGGCCTTTCAAATGCTCTTTCAATCGTTTCAGGCGGCGAAGTATCAACTATGGGCGCAGCCCCAGGCGGTGCAGTACCAGGCGCAGCAGCAGGCGGATTACCCCCAATGCCTGGCGCAGAAGGCGAAATGGGAGCAGAAGAGTTACCAACTCCTCCAGCACCAGAAGTAGGCAGAGAAAAACGCGAAAGCGTTGACTACAGTCGACGCCTAGCAATGTTACTTAACTCAAAAAAAAAGTAATTGAAACAATCGATCCTTTAGTTAGAACTTTGTTCACAGCTCAAGGGGCAGGCGATAATCAACAAACAAAAGCACCAATGACTTGGGGTGCCCTACAAAATATGGGCATCCCAATTTCTTATGAGGCATTTGCAGCTCGTTGGGAACAAGAAGCAACATTACCCCCAGAACAACAAATTTTACACAATCTAGTAGTAAAATTTGACGGTAGTGGTGTAACTGTTAAAACACAAGATGCTAAACAACAACCCGAAGTAGGCGGAGAAGAAGGTGGCGAAGTTAGCAAAATGGCTAAACGTGCTACCAAGTTAGGCAAATAATACTTGCTCTTTAGAGCAATAGGCTATATAATCGTTCTATGAGCCTATTAATATCAAAGTATACATATACCAAACTTTCAAGAGATGAGTCATCAGGCAAGCGATTATACGCTACGCCTGATGGTTCTAAAGTTCCAAGCGTTACAACTATCTTAGACAAAACAAAACCAGCAGAAGCCAAAGAGGCATTAGCCCGTTGGAAAAAAGCAGTTGGTGAAAAGAAAGCACAAGAAATTGTAACTGAAGCTGCAGGACGTGGCACTAGGATGCACAAGTACCTAGAAGACTATGTTAAAGGCGAACCGCTTCGCGAATCTGTAACAAATCCGTTTGCACAACAAAGTTTAGCTATGGCTAGAATTGTCATTGAAAAAGGATTTCCTAAAATTAGTGAAGTGTGGGGCAGTGAAGTACCTTTATACTTTCCTGGATTATATGCGGGAACTACTGATTGCTGTGGTATACATGACGGCGATGAAAGCATACTAGATTTTAAGCAAACTAATAAGCCTAAGAAATTAGAGTGGATTGGGGATTACTTCCTACAACTTACAGCCTACGCCATGGCCCATAACGAAGTACACGGAACTAACATACGTAAGGGTGTTATTTTAATGTGTAGCAAGGACTATGAATATCAAGAATTTATCATGGAACCTAAAGACTTTGATTACTGGACTGAAGAGTGGTGCAAACGGGTCGAACAATATTACAAACAAAACTGATAAATATCCTATATAGAGGATATTACTATGGCAGTTGTGCAAATCAGCCGTATTCAAATACGTCGAGGAAAATCATTAAGTGGAACAGGCTTACCCCAACTAGCTTCGGGTGAATTAGCATGGTCGCTTGATACCCAAGAATTATACATTGGTAACGGGTCTGTTGCAGAAGGTAGCCCTGCCGTAGGTAATACTAAGATTCTAACAGAACGAGATTTAACTGTTCAGGGAAACTTACTAAACCTAATCCAATACATTTACAAATCAAATGACCCTGCAATTCAAACAGGGCCAACTAGTAACGATCCGGTTTCAAGACAAACACAAGATCGTTTAGATGATCGTGTAACTGCTACAGACTTTGGAACAGAAGCTGACGGATCAACAGATGACACAGAAGCTCTTCAACGTGCCATCGATCAATTATTCTTAAATCCAACTACAGCCGCTTCGTCAAATACAGCAGACGGAACTAAGGCTCGTGTAACACTGGAATTAGGTCCTGGTATATATAGAACAACTGAAACTTTGTACATTCCAAGTTATGCAACTATTGTTGGTTCTGGCGCAAACAAAACAATTATTTCTTATCAAGGAACTGGAACCGCAGTACAATTTATCAATGATGATTCTACTATTGGAAACCCTAGCACAATTGGAAATACATTAGGCAATACACAACCTCGATACATTACCGTTAAAGATATTTCGTTTTTAACATCTACTGATGATCAAATTGGATTACAATTAGATGCTGTGCGTAATAGTTTATTTGAAAATATAATTATTGCGGGCAATTGGGGAGAAGTGTTCGATGCTGACAGCAAGGGCCTGTCTCTTAATGCCGTATCGGCATTGGTTTCATGTACTGATAATATTTTTAAAAATGTTTCAGTATCTGGATTTAGTTACGGTGTGTGGGCAAAACAAGATATCTTAAACAACACATTTGAAAATTGCCGTTTTTATAATTTAAGACATGGCATGTATTTAGGTGGTGGTGCAGATGGTACAACAGTTGGCGAACAATACGGTCCACGCGAAACTCAATTGATAACTTGTAAATTTGAAGATATCAAACGTCAGGGACTAGTTGTTGAAAGAGGAAATGGTAATTCGACTAATAATTGTAAGTTTACCAATGTTGGAAACAACGGCGCTGGCGTATATTTCCCACAGTATCCTCAAATTTATTTTGCGTCTGTTGGTAATTCAAGTAACAACGATCAGTCTGATAGACAAGAGTTTTTAGTAACAAAAGCATTTACTGTTGACTTAAATTTGAACCAACCAATTACAGCAACTAAGGGAAGTTTAGTTAGACAAAATGGATCTAATGTTCAGGCTACGCTTAAAGAAGATTACGATGGAGCCACAACAATTACAGTTGTCACTCAATACGTAACTCCATTTACTAATTTCAACAGTATTGTAATCAGCAACATATACAATCCTGGAGATGTAACTCAAATCGAAATTAACTCTGCCAGTACAGTAACTAATGCATTTGAAGTTAGCGGATCAACACCGACAACTTTTATGATTGTGGGTGCAGCTATTACATTTAATGGAACACCCGGCGGAGTTGTACAGGGAACAACATACTACGTAAAAGAAGTCATCGATTCAACTCACTTTACTATTGTAAACACATACCTAGCCGCTGTTGATCCTGCGGTCACTGTGCCTAGACAACTTACAACATTTACTGGTGTAGTAAACGCAAATTATAAACCAACAGTAACTCCTACAAGCGTTGGAGATTTAACTATGGTTCCTTATATTCCGGAAATAACTGGCGAAGTTTCATATTCTTCATATGGAACTAACAAAGTATTAACAGGGTATATGCCTAGTTGGTCCTTAGTTTCTGTTCTTCCAATACCGTCAAATATAACCGGTAACCCATCTGGCGCGGTTGGCTATAATATAAATTACAAATATAAAAGTAATGCCAATGATTTTACAAGAACTGGTATAATATCGTTTGTAGTTGATGTTGATAGAAGTGCAACGCTTCATGCAACACAAGTACAGTTATCAGATGATTATAGTGTTGTTGGTTTGTCCGATGACGATGCATTAAAATTAGAATTTTCGGTTGTATTATTAAATCAATACGGCGAAGAATTGTCTGGACTTAGCGATATTCCTTCTTCGATTGCTCTAAGATACAAACAAGAGTTGTTAGGCGAAGCACTTAGCGAAATGACATACTCGTATCGAGCTACTCATTAATTTGGCTACAATTGATACCAATTGGTCTTGACCTTTGTAATAAATGCGTATATAATTTAATACGCTGGTGTGATAAGGTCATTGACTTTAAAAATCATTTTCAAATTCCTATGAAATCAACGCTACAGCGTTGGTTACCACAATGCTTTTGAGTTTTGATACGAGTCACTAAATACTTCCTAAACAACAATCGACCCAATCAATTAACCGAGCGAAGACGAGATGAATAATATTACAGTAATTAAAAGATCAGGAAAAAAAGAGCCATTGGCAGTTGAAAAATGGCAAGCTCAGATAGCCAAAGTTTGCAGTGGCATTGCTGACGTAAGTCAGTCAATGATTGAAATCAAAAGTCAGCCTCATTTTTATGATGGCATTACGACACAAGAAATCGACGACATAACTTTACGTGCTATAGTAGACTTAATTGACGTTGAAAATAACCCAGATGTTGGACATACCAACTACCAATATGTAGCAGGTAAACAGCGATTGAGTATGCTACGAAAAGACGTGTACGGAGACTACAAAGTTCCCCACCTTTATGAAATTATCAAAAAGAATGTTGCCACTGGCTTGTATACTGGTGAACTTCTTGAATGGTATAGTGAAGAAGATTGGAACAAAATGAACGACATGTTGGACCACGAGAAAGACGAGCAGTATGGGTATGCATCAATTGAGCAGTTGATAGAAAAATATTTGGTACGCAATCGTGCGACAAAGGAAATTTATGAAACTCCACAAATTAGATACATGGTTGCAGCCGCGACTGTCTTCCATAAAGAGGAGCCGAATAGCGCAAGAATGCGTTTCATTAAAGAATACTATACAGCGGCATCCGATGGTTTGTTTACTCTTGCTACACCTGTCTTGGCTGGGCTTGGCACTCCTACTAAACAGTTTTCTAGTTGTGTGCTTATCCGCAGTGACGACGATTTGGATAGCATATTTGCTTCTGGAGAGATGATGGCAAAGTATGCCAGTAAACGTGCGGGGATCGGATTGGAAATCGGTCGACTACGCCCATTGGGCTCCCCAATTCGCGGTGGCGAAATCATGCATACTGGTATGATACCTTTCTTAAAGAAATGGTTTGGCGATTTACGTAGTTGCAGTCAAGGAGGTATTCGTAATGCAAGTGCTACTGTTTTTTATCCTATTTGGCATCATCAGTTTGATGACCTTATTGTCCTTAAGAACAATCAAGGAACAGAAGAAACCCGAGTCCGTCATATGGATTATGGGGTTGTGCTTAGTGCTTTCTTCTGGAGACGATTTAAAAACAAAGAAGACATAACCTTCTTTGATCCTAATGAAGTTCCAGACTTATACGAAGCCTTCTATCAAAATACACAACGCTTTGAAGAACTGTATGTAAAATATGAAAAACAAAAAGGACTTCGTAAGAAGACCATGTCCGCTGAAGAAGTCTTCAAGTCGGGCATACTGAAAGAGCGTACTGATACAGGACGTATCTATCTAGTGTTCATTGACAATGTTATGAACCAGGGTCCGTTTGACCCAGAGTACCATACAATTTACCAAAGTAATCTCTGCTGTGAAATCCTATTACCTACTAAGTCTTTTAAACGTCTCGATGATCCTGATGGTCGTATTGCTTTATGCACGTTGGGTAGTATTAACTGGGGAGCTTTCAGGAATCCAGAAGATATGCGTAGGGCTTGCCGTATACTTCAGCGTAGTCTGTGTAATATCCTTGATTACCAAGATTTCCTAAGCATACAAAGTAAACTAAGCAATGACGAGATTCAGCCACTGGGTATTGGTGTTACTAATCTAGCCTACTGGCACGCCAAGCGTGGACTACGCTACGGCGAAAAGGATGCACTACAAGATGTTAAAGCGTGGATGGAACATCAGGCATTCTACTTAACGGAAGCAACAGTCGAGTTGGCTAAAGAACGTGGTGCTTGTCAGCATAGCTCACACACACGATATGGCCAGGGTATGTTTCCGTGGGAGCTAAGAGCTGAAGGTGCTAATGAACTAGCAGACTTTACCCCAGAACTAGATTGGGAAACCTTACGTGTTAACATGAAACAGTATGGTGTTCGCAATGCAACACTTATGGCAATTGCTCCTGTAGAATCTTCTAGTGTTGTTATTAATTCAACTAACGGCATTGAAATGCCAATGAGTTTAATTAGTACAAAAGAAAGTAAAGCAGGATCATTTACACAAGTTGTTCCAGAATATCATAAACTTAAAAACAAATATCAAATGATGTGGGAACAAAAAGACTGTG